AGTTATAATGATTTTAGATTATCTTCTAATTTACCAAAAGTTACTTTAATAAATGTTACAAATGCTCCTCCTCCTCCTCCACCAGAAGAAATAAAAAAAATTCCATATTCTATAAAGGGGACAATAGTTGATAGTCAATCTTTAAATCCTATTGCTGGGGCAACAATTACTTCAACTCCAAATACATCTGTCACTACAAATAGTACTGGAGATTTTGTTATTTCTGGGGAGATTGAAAGTAATGCTACTATGTCTTTAGATATAAAAGCTGCTAATTTTCAATCCACAAGTACATCTCCTTATAAAGGAGATAATACCTTAAAAGATGATGTTGGAGTAATTCAATTACAACCTCTACAACAAAGTTTAGCTCAAGATAAAGTAAAATCATCCCAATTAAGTAGAGATCAAATTAAAGAAATTTCTAAAGGAAAAAAAGATTTATCATATTACGCTGAAGAAAAATTATCTAATCAAGTTAATACTTTAAAAAAAACTTTAATTCCTGCTTTATTAACTATGGTAGCTGCTTTTGGAATTACCCAAGCATCTAAACTAACCTCTGAAAAAACCCCTAATCTACCTCCAGATCAAGCATCCAAAATTACCCCTGATAAACTTAAAAAAGCATTAGATAATTCATTTTGTCCTACACCTGCTGAATTAACTAACTTAATTAATAGAAAAAATAAATTAGTTAAACAATTAAGCAACAGTTTAAAAATAATTGATACAACTACTAAAACATTAGGTATTACTCAAGGTGTTATTGTATTATTAGATACTACCCTTTTTACAGCTGATAATATTCCTACAAATATTAATCCATTTCCTTTAGGACTTAATAAAACTTTAAGCAAAACAATTGACAAACTTAAATCAGTTAATGCTGGGATTTTATCTATATTAATTATTTTACGTCAAGTATTAGCACAAGCAATTCAATTACTCAATTTACTTGATCAATTGGTCCAAAAATGTTATCCTGATGCTGATCAAGAAAAAGTTTCACTTGAATTGACTGCTTTAACAGTACAACAATCCACTCAATTATCTCCTGTAGTTACAAATGTAAATGGGTTTGAAATGGGGGTTGAAACAGAAAATTCTCCAAATACTCTAAAACGTAGAAGAGCACTTGCACGTAATAAACAAGGTGTAGTAATGTTAAAAGGAGAATGGTCATTTAGTTCAATTGACCAAATATTAATAGACGAACTAGTATTTTACATTCAGCAAAATAATTTAAAAGCTGACTAATTTAATATTTATAACTATATGAAAACCGACGGATTAAAAAAATTAATTAAAGAAGCTGTACGAGAGGCAATCCAAGAGGAATTAAAAGACATTCTTTTGGAAGCAGTTCGCACTCCAAAACAAGTAGTTAGAGAATCATTTTCTCCAACAACAGTATCAACTCCAACTCCTACTTTTACTCCACCAACAATGGATACAAGAAAGGCATATGCTGATGTGATGAATGAAACTATGATGAGTTTTACATCAAAAGATGCTCAAGTTCCATTTAGACCACAAGTAAGTGACCCTGTAAATGGTAATTTAGGTTCTGGTGAAGTAGGAATGGACCAAATTATGAATTTATTAAATAGTAAATAATGCCTTTTAATCCCCAACAGATTAACCCCGTTGATTTAAACCCAAATGTTGCGGTTGGGGTAAATTTACCTTTTAGTGGTCCTGCTGTTTTTGTTTCAAATTTTTTAACAGCACAAGCTATTAAAAATAATCTTATTAACTATTTTTTAACCAATCCTGGAGAAATTCCTTTAAATCCAACATTTGGAGGTGGTTTAAGAGCATTTATATTTGAACAAATAGCTGAAGGAACATTAGCTGGCTTAGAACAAACTATAAACTCCAGTATTCAAAATGTATTTCCTAACGTTATAGTTGACTCAATAGATATCCTTAGAAATGATGATAATAATGAAGTTACTATCAAATTAAAATATTCTATTGCTAATTCTAACGTAAACGATAATTTAACTCTCCAATTCTAAAATGGCTACAACAAATAGAGACATAAAATATATTAACCGTGATTTTGAATCTTTTAGAGCACGTTTAATTGAATATGCTAGAACATATTTCCCTCAAACATATACCGATTTTTCTCCTACATCACCCGGAATGATGTTTATGGAACAAACATCTTATGTTGGGGATGTTTTAAGTTTCTATTTAGATAATCAATTTCAAGAAACATTTGTTCAATACGCTCAACAAACAAATAATGTATTTGAGTTAGCATATATGTTTGGTTATAAACCAAAAACAACAGGTGTAGCTCAAACTATAGTTGATGTTTATCAACAATTACCTTCTATCAATGATGGTACAGGTAATTATGTGCCTGATTATTCATATACTATTACTGTTCCTGAAAATACTACTGTAACATCCCAAAATGGAACTACATTCCTAATCCAAGATAAAATAGATTTTTCAGCTTCTAGTTCTCAAGACCCTACCGAAGTTTCCATCTACCAAATTTCAGGTAACATTCCACAATATTTCCTTTTAAAGAAAAGTAGAAGAGCAATATCTGCTACTATAAATACAACAACTTTTTCTTTTGGAGCTCCAATTCCTTATCAAACAGTAAATATTCAAGATTCAAATATTATCAAAATATTAGATGTTACTGATTCTGACGGTAATAAATGGTATGAAGTAGATCATTTAGGTCAAGAAATGGTTTTTGATACTATAAAAAATTCTAATGTATATGACCCAAATGTAAACGGAGATACACCATATTTACTTCGCTTAAAAAAAGTAGCTCGACGTTTTGCAACTCGTTTTATATCTCTTTCAAACCTTCAACTCCAATTTGGATCCGGCAACCCAGCAAATGTAACTGAAGAAATTACCCCAAATGCTGATAATGTAGGTATTGGATTACCATTTGAACAAGATAAATTAACCACAGCTTATTCACCTACAAACTTTTTATTTACAGGAACGTATGGTATTTCTCCTTCAAGCACAGTATTAACCGTTAGATATTTAACTGGTGGTGGTGTTGGATCAAATATTTCTGCTAATACATTAATTACTTTAAATAGAGATAATGTTAAATTTAATAATGTTAACTTAAATTCTACTACTGCTAATTATGTATTTAATTCTTTAGCTGCTAACAATGTTAATGCAGCTTCAGGAGGTAGAGGAGGTGATACACTAGAAGAAATTCGCCAAAATACTTTAGCACTAGTTTCTTCTCAAAAACGCTCAGTTACCGCAGATGATTATTTAGTTCGTGCTTTAAGTATGCCTTCTGATTATGGTGCTGTATCTAAAGCATATATTGAACAACCTAAATTAACAGATAATCAAGTTTCAACAATTGAAACTCTTAATTTATATGTTTTATCTTTAAACCCACAAGGTCAATTAAATGTGGCTACAGATGATTTAAAAAATAATTTACGTACTTATATGTCTCAATATAGAATGATTGGAGATAATATTGAAATTAGAGATGCGTTTATTATTAATATTGGAGTTGATTTTGAAATTATAGTTTTACCTGAATATAACAACAATGAAGTGTTACTAGCATGTATTGCTGCTCTACAAACTTACTTCAGTATAAACAATTGGCAAATTAATCAACCAATTTTAATCCGTGACTTATATATCCTTCTAGATAAAATTTCAGGAGTTCAATCTGTAAAGAATGTTTTTATATCAAATAAAGCAGGAACAACTTCAGGATATTCACAATATGCTTATGATATAACAGGAGCAACTCAAAACCAAGTAATTTATCCTTCACTAGATCCAAGTATTTTTGAAGTAAAATACCCTGATACTGATATTAAAGGTAAAGTAGTTCCTTTATAACGCCATATTTATAATAAAATATATAAATGGCCGTATATAAATTATTTCCTACTCAAGACGCCACTCTATATTCTGCTTACCCTACAATGAATACAGGGTTAGATGCTATTTTAGAAGTATCTAATCAATTAGGTTTAAATGGGACCCCTGATATAGCTAGATATCTTATTCAATTTGATACTAACGAAATTCAAGATGTTATTAATAATAAAATAGCAGGAAATAGTTCTAGCATTTATCTTAAAAATTTTATTGCCGAAGCTCAAGGTATTAATCAAAATACCAAATTAGAAATTCGTGCTGTTGCCCAAGAATGGAATAATGGAAATGGATATACTTTAGATTCTCCTATTGTTGAAGATGGAGTATCTTGGAGCTATACCCTTTACTCAGGTTCAGGAGTTTGGTCAATGAATGGATCCAATTCAGGTGGTACATATACTGGTTCATATAGTTCATCCTATGCTAGTCAAGGAGGAGGAAATTGGTATACGTCTTCTACTTATTTAGCTACTGAATCATTTGCTTTACGAAATGTAAAAGATATTGAAGTTAATACTACAAATATTGTAAATGCTTGGTATAGTTCTTCACTTCCAAACTATGGGTTTATAGTTAAACTTACAGGATCTTTAGAATTTAACCCAAGCGAATATGTTCAACCTATATTTAAATTTTATAGTGTTGATACAAATACAATTTATCCTCCAACTCTAGAATTTAGATGGAGAGACTACTCAACAGTATTAACTGGATCAGCTACTGGAAGTATAGTTTCAACTTCTAATATTAAAATGTCCCTTGCTGAAAACCCAGGTGTTTTCTTCCCTGAAAGTATAAATAGATTTTATGTAAATGTAAGCCCTTTATACCCAGCAAGA